GAATATTTTTTATTGAATTTTTCTACTAATGTAGCATATGCTAACATTCTCAAATCTTTTTCTTGTTTTTTGAGATAATCATATGTTTTATTAGTTTTAGAAGATTTAGAATCTGCAGTTATACTTTCTACGATAGTATATTTAGTTGATACATACTTATCTGGAGCTATAGATTGTTCATTATGTGTGAACAAATTATAAATTGATGCTAAAACTTTATAATTGTTAATTTTTGTATTAAAGAAATCTTTTTCGTTATAACAATCTCTTATTTCTTTAATAAGATTGTATTTCTCTCTTTTAATAGTAGAATTACTTAACTTCTTTCTACTACCCATAACCGCATCAATCAATGCTTCAGCACGAGATTCAGTATTATACTTAGTTTCTGTAAGTATTTTGTACAATTCATACTCTTTACCAAGTTGTGTACCATTTTTAAAATACTTTTTAACTATATCTACAGCTTTGGAACTATCTGATTCCATTAAATCTACTGTGATTTGTCTTGTTAACAGTTCAAAAAGAATACCCGTATTCTTAATTTTGTTATGTTTCATCTTCTTATTTAACATTAAAATGCTCCAGCGTTAAGTATGTCATATATAAATATAAAAATATAAAAAATTACTTTATTTTCGCGTCTTTAAGTTCTTCTTTATATTCATTTTTAATCGTTTCAGCTTCGTTTATCAATTGATAGTCTTTTTGAGTAAACCTCTTCATATTCTGCTTCAAACCATCAAAATGAGCGAGTGCTAAACTTGGATTATATTGTTTTTTTCTATCATGAGAACCTAAAGGATCTCTACCTCTAGCTCCACTATCTTTTCCATATTTTCCACCCTCTTTTGGTCTTCCTGCACCATTCCAACCACCTGGAGGTGAACCACCCTCATCGTCTAACTCATGTCCTGTTCTACCTGCCTGCGCATCTGATGGTGTTCCTTGTGCTTCACCACTCTTTGCAGGATCGTTACCCTCATTTTCTATCTGAGATCTTCTAAATTTTTGTTTATAATCAAATACAATTTCATTATCCATCTCTTTAATCTTATCTTCTGTAAAATTAAATACATTCTTATAAATCCATTCTGTAGAAACTATACCATCTTGTAACATTGAAGATGCCAATTGTGTTTTAGCACTCCACAATTCAACTTTCTCAGTTTCATAAATTGTAGATGGATTTGTAAGATTCAATTCAAAATTAACTAAGTCTGCATCTTGATAACCTTGTGAGTATAGATGAACAATAGCTATCTTAGTTAACTCCGATACTGTAATTCTTTGGATTCTTTCAATCGTTCTTGCAAACCTTACATCTTCTGCAGCAAGAGTTGCTTTACTTCCAAGTGATTCCTCATATCCTAAGAATGCTTTCGGAACACGAAGTGCTGCTAACATTTTATTCTTTAGATACTCAATATCTTCTACTGCATCATACGCCAATCCAGGAAGTGAATCAATTCTTGTTCCACTATCTCCACCACGAACTGGTAAGAAGAAATCTTCTGTTATGTTCTGCATATTATATTTTAGATTATATTCACCAGTTGCTTGGTCGATGATTGGTGTCTTCTTCATCTTATTCAAAATCTTTTGCATATAATTGTCAACTTCTTGTGGTGGAATGTTTCCAATGTCTATTTGGAAAACTCTCTTCTCAGGTGCTCTCATAATTCTATGAATCATCATAGCATCTTCCATAAGAGATAATTGTTTCCAAACTTTTCTACCTTGTTCAATCATTGACTTACCATAAGGTAAGAAGTTAGAATCTGAAAGTAATCTGAAGTGTGCTACTTCAAAATTCTCTAATTCCATTTGATGAGGTTTCTGAGTACTATATGCTGAATGTTGATCTCCACCTTGTTCCAATACAAACTTAACATAATGTGGATTTTCTTCGTCAAGACCCTCTACCCTAGCTACATCATATGCTGAAAGTGGTGCTACATTTGTAATACCATATTTTTCGTTGATTTCTAATTGTAAAAAGAAATCACCATACTTACACATATTGCGAACCCAAGGCCACAAATTAAACTCAATATTTAAAATATCATAAAATAAATTATTTAATATTGATTTAATATTTTCGTTATCAGTTGTTATTTCTAAAACACTTCCGTATTCACTTTTCATTGTTGATTCATCAGCGTATATATCTAACGCTGAAGAAACGATACCATCACTATCCATCGATTCATAGTCTTTAAATAAACCCAACCTTAATGCTTTCTTGTGAACTGCATCCGAAGTTACGGAAGCACCATAACCAGAATACAATTTCTGAAATCTATCAATAAGATTGTTTTTTGCTATATGCTGAATTTTATCTGTATCAGCTATCTTTAGTTTCTTACCACCAACATTCCTAACAATTACGTTTGTTGAGAATAATCGTTGTAGTCTTCCAAATAATGATTTGTCAGCCATCATTTACCTCTTTTAATTAAGTAGCCATTCTAATGATTCTTTTGATTTGTTTTGACCTACACCAGGTTTCCAATTCCAAGAATCGTTATCTTTTTCTTCAGGAGTATAAAGCCCCTGATGTGCATTTACATTTGAGAGAGTTCTTTTTGATAATTCAATACCCTCTGCTCTCAATCTCAATGCAGTTTCTCTTATCCACAATCCCATAGCAAAAGATAATACCAAGTCATCATTGTATCCTTGCATTGCTTCTGCTCTCTGTCCATTATAAATAAAAACAAACAATTCATCTATCAATCTATGTGATTGAACGTGAACAGCTTTTTCTCTAAAAAATTCTTCTAATTTTGCAACAACTAATGGTCTTGTCTTCATAGACATTGTAAAACCAGGCACCATTTGTCTTTCCTCTCTATAGTGCTTATTGGTCATTTGTCTTTCAGTATCAACCCATTTTAAATCTTTTGATGTGTAGAATAAGTTCTGATAATCTCTGTCAATTACTTGTTGGATTGCTGCCCAACCAATATTATTATTCTCCACAACAAGTAGTGCTTCATTATACTCTTGAGCTATGTTTACTAACATATTACCATAGTCTCTTGTAGATATTCTACCTTTATATTCTGCTACTTGATTACAACTTTCCAATTCTATAACGTGAAAAGCAGAATAGTCTGTAGAGTCTCCTCTACTAACATCAGCACACACTATATAATCTTTTGTGTAATTTGGCGG